CGTCAGGCCGAGTTCGTGCGCTTTTTGCTTGAGGTTCTCCGTGAACTCCTCACTTGGCGAGAACTTCGCTTCCTCATCGACATTGGGAAGCTCGTAGCCATTGGGGTCCTCCGGTCGGCCCAGCCGGGCCAGCACGTCCTCCCAGGCGGTGTCGTTCTCATCCGAGGGCACCGGGATATGCTCCTTGCCCTGCATCTGCTCAAGGTGCTTGTAGCTCTTGGCAAGGTCGTCCACGGACTTGAACTTGTCGAGGCCCTCGGCCTGCTGCTTGACTTCCTCATCCTGGATCATGTCCAAGACGGTCTGCGCACCATCGTCATTGCCAGAGCCTTTTTCTTCCTTACCGCTGTCGCCAGCACCAGCGCCAGTAGCCAGCGAGCCGCCACCGGCTTCGCCTTCACCGCCAGAGCCGGAACCACCTTCGGCGGCTTCCTCAAGCATCGGCGCGGTAGTCAGACCCATCAGTTCACGGATACTCATTATTCATCCTCCTCGTCAGCTTCGGTTTGAGCGTAGGCTTCGCGGGCCTTCTGCTGGAATTGCTCGCGGCTCAGTTCCAGCATCCATTGGATGCGTGCGACGATAGCCCGCTTACCGTCGCGGTAAGCCATCTGACGCCCGCTGCTGTCCTCTTTCTCATCGAACACGGGCATCTGAAAGCCGGATGCGCTGGCAAGGTCCTCAAGGACCCGCTTGCCAGCGTCTGAGTTAAAAACGTGCTTGTAGTCCTCGATTAGCTGCTTGTAGCGTTCCTCAGCGGTTGCCATTAGCGCCAACCTCCTGCAAGGTCTGTGCGGCCTCATTCAGCGTGCCTGCGGCCTCGCCTTGCTGGCGGCGAAGCTCAAGAACCTGCCGCGCACGCTCAAGCTGCGCGTTTTCCTCGCGAGCCGCTTGAGTTTCCTCCTGGCTCACGATGAACTCCGGCGGCACGTTGTTCATTTCGCCAAGGCCGCGAATGATCTTGTCGGTGTCGATGTTGGCAGTGCCCTGCGGGTCCATTTCGAGGACCGGGAACACCTGTTGCAGCCAATTCATCACGTTGTCCGCCTCGGCGCTCTGTTGCGCCGTAGCAGCCGGGCTAATGAACTCGACCTGCATTTCCTTGCCTTGCAGCGCATTGGGCGGATCATCGAACTCACCGCGCTTGAGCATCAAGGCGAACACACGGTCAACCAAAGGCACCAGGAACTCGGCCTGGAGGCGGCTGACCACCGGGGCCATCGCGCGCAACGCCTGCTGCTGGCGGGCGACAACCTCGGTTGCCTTGAGCGGCGAACTGTCGCCACGCTGCAAGATGCCCTGGAGGGCTTGCACATAGAAAGCACGCAGCACAACCTGTTGGCGCTGCTCAATCATTTCCGAGCCAATATCAACCCGACCGTTCGTTTGCAGCGGCTCGATAGTGTCCTGGGAGCCCGAACGGTAGTAGTTGAGCCCAGCGGGCATCGTGCGGATCGGACCAAGGAAGCCATCATCCGGCACCAGCAGCGGCGGATCGACCACCTTCTGCGCCGCTTTGATGGTCGTCTTGGTCATTTCCTGCAACATCTTAATGTCGGGCAGGACTTCCATCGCTGGGCTGCGCCCATAAGTCTCGCCGCTGACCTTTGACCAGCGCGCGACGATGAACGGGAACTGGTCGTAGCCGCGCTCAGAAATGCGCGGGTGGTCGCCCTCCATCAAGATGTGAACGGACTTCCACGGCTTATTGTTGCGGGTCTTGCGCCGCTGGGGGTCAAAGTCACCGGACGGGTAGACCGCTTGCAGGAAGTCGTGCTTCTCGCTCGTTTTACCGTCGTCCAGTTCCTTCCGCAGCTTCCGGCTTGCCTTTCGCAGAGCTTCCTCACCGAAGAACTGCTTTGCCTGCCGGGTCGTCATTTCGTACTCGCGGAAGTAGGTGTCTACGCGCCCATCGGAGCCTTCCTTCACATAGGCTTCGGAAAGCGGACGGGCTTGGAACCGGATGCCCTTAGTCGTGTCGTCGGCGTAGATGCTACCCGTACCGAAAGCCGAAAGGTCAAGGAACATTTCGTGCGCGGCGGGGTAGAAGTTGCTCTCAGGCGAATTGAACACCTTGAGCATCTTGTCCCGAACTTGGCTCAGCCACTCCTTAACCGCGTCGTCCTCGACCTCCTCGCCTTCTGGCAGGCGAAGGTTAAACCACTTGGACTTCGGGTTAACCAAGAAACTCTCCAGACCAGCGGCAAGTTGACCAGCAGCCCAAAGCGCGGTGCTATCGAACACGCGGTTGTGGCGCTTGCTGCCCTTGCTGCGCTTAACTGAGAAGTCGCGGCGAGGCATAACCAACTCGGCAATGTCCTGCCACAGAGCTTCCCAATTCTTCCGGTCGGGCTTGAGGCTTTGCTCGAAGTCCTCGATAACCGGATCGTTCGTTGCCATTTGTCCTCCTCTTAGCTTGGGTAGGGGCTGCGCTCCTGGGCGCGGCTTGCGCAGAGCCCCAAGCTAACGTGCTAACGTTTGTGTCACCGTGGGTGGTGCTGGCGCCGCCAACCCTTATGCCCGGCGTCTTTTCGCCGCGAGCGCCCCAGGGCTGACCGCGCCCTCCTCAGGTATTCAACGGAAGTATTGCCGTCAACCGCCAAGGGTGTCCTGTCGTTGCGCGCCACGCTCAGGCGGCTCAGTTTCAGCGAGGTTGCCGCCAACAAGCGTAGTGGAGCCGCCACCGCCTGCGCGAGCCCTTCGGCGCATTTGACGGTCGCGCGCCTGCGCAGCGGCTTCCTGAGCCTGCTGTCGCGGCGCTGTGGGAAGCTCGGGTGCCTCGGGGGGCTCGGGGCCTATTACCCCTGCCGCAGAAGCCGCAGAAACGCCTGCGGCTGCCGCGTTGGCAAGATTGGCCACGTCTTGCGTATCGACCGAGCTAACCACGTCACCAGCAAAGTCTGTTGCAGCTTCAAAGCCTGTGCTAACAGCATCGGCAACGCTGTCTAGCCCAAAAGCCATGTTTAGCCTCCTGTTGCAATTGTTCGCGAAAGTCGGCCTTCGGGAACCTGAGTGCGGCCTTGCAGACCACCAGCAAGGATCGTGCCTCCCCTGGCGGGTTGCCGTGCCGGTTCAGGTAGCTCATCCGAAGCGCGCCGAGTTAACCTTGTGGGAACCCCTGTGCGCCGTGGCTGGTTAGGCCCTTCTGTGGGCCGTGGTTGCTCATTAGGAGGCCCGCCATCAGCGCCTTCACCGGCACGGTCAGGTGTTTGGCTAATGTCAGCCGCTTGCGCGCCTTGTGCTTGAGCGCCAGTAACGGCTTCAATACCGCTGGTAATAGCGGTGCCACCAACGCGCGTAGCGTCCATGACGTCTTGGACACCGACGCCAGGGACCGGAGAAATTTGGTTTACGGCGGTCACGGCCATGCCAACTTCCTCGTCCTCGCTTAATTCTTCGCCTTCTGTAAGACCCGAGAACACGTTTTCAGCCACGTTGCTCAAGCCAATTTCGCCGCCCGGCATATTTCCAGCAGCCCGCGCTTGGCGGCTTTGCTGCTTGTCGCTTTGAAGCCCGGCGCGGCCAATACCGCCGGTGCTAGTCGGCGTATTAGAGCCAGCCTCGCCTACAGCGTCCGGGCCTGCGCCAACACGTTGGGAAGGCGGCGTGCCACCGTTGCCATTTGTTCCGTTACCTCCAGTATCGGCAGCGCCGCTAATAGCGCCAGGGTCTCCAGCGGTTTCGCCAAGCCCCGCATCCGCAGAGCTAACTACGTCACTCGCGCTTGGCTCGTCCCCGACAGCACTATGAGCAGCAGCATCGCCGCCAGTGTCGCCGCCAGTGTCTCCACCGTTGCTGCCAACGCCAGCCGAGCCTGGGCCACCAGTACCAGTAGGCCCGCCGCCCGGAGCGCCCGGCGGAAATGCGGGCACCTTGTTCTTGCGTGTCACGACCGTAGTGCCCGGTCGGCCTGCGCGGCGGTTGAGCAACTGCGCCTCGTTTGGGGTGATAAAGGCGAGCATGTGGTCCCGACCGGCGACCTTCTTCTTCCGGGGGACCGTCACCTTCGCTTTACCTACGTTCGCCATATTTGTCTCCTTTTATAGCCATGAACCCTCACTAGGCATGTAATCACCGAGCGGATCATCGTCCATGCCGCGCTCTTGGAATGGCATGTTCGGACGGTAGGGCTTGGCGGAGCGAAGCTCCATAATCGCGTAGTGCGTCGCCGAAATGAGGTCGTCATTCTCGCGGACGATCTGCCCTTCGCTGCGGTGGTACTGGTTCTTCTCGCTAAACCATTGCTTCAAGTGGCGGAACACCTGGAACTTGCCGTTGCGCATCCGCTGCTCGACCATCGCCACAATAGCTTCGGTCGATTGCGGGCCACGCTTCTTTGGATCGATAGCTGCGCTCTCGGGCAGCATCTTAAAGCCCGCACGCGCGTAGAGTTCCGCGAACGGCTTGCCAGTGTTGCCGCCGTCACGCCGCGCAACGTCGTGAGGCCAAGCCACGGGTATCCAATCGCCGCGCTCCTTGTACGCCGCGTAGCGGTCTGCGATGGTCGTGTCGCTCTGCTTCCAACAGTCGTAGACGTAGACCACATCGTTGTCCGGGTCGTAGGCGATC